GACAGTACCGCCACCATCAGTGCTTATATAACAAGTGTAAGTATGTTCCGCAGTTGAAACAGATGTATCAACAATAGTTAGAGCGCAAGGTGCGGTAATATTTGAACTAGCGGCATAAACTCGATTATTTATGGTTCCAAAAGTTGCCGCTGAAGGATCGGTTCTTTCAATATAAAGAAAACCTGTTTTTGCGCCCACATCATTTCCAAGAGAACCACCACCCAATGTAACAATAATCTTATTACTGGCGGCTGTTGGTGTTATAGAAATAGAATGACTTGTTGCTGTCCTAGAGGAACTCGTTGTTGATTCATCTGAATTTGAGCTATCAGATGTTATTTGCAACACCTTACCACCACCAGCCTCTGCCCAAGCGTTATCTCCTCTTAGGAAGGTTGTCGCAGATGCCGTACCTGTAGCCGATAACATCGCTATATCTACCGCATCATTAGCGATAGTCAAGGCTGTAGCCCCTGTTACGTCACCAGTGTGAGTAGCGTTTGTTACCTTTGCTGTATTAGCCGCAATCTCGGTATTGATTGAGTTTGCTAATTTATCAGCAGTAACAGCATCGTTAGCGAGTTGAATAGTGTTTACTGATCCGTCTGCTGGTGTAATCGTAGTACCAATATCGTTGATACCTATAACCTCTAACTCATCTGTCGCAACAAGTGCGGTATCCAGAGTTAAGGTGGTGCCAGATACAGTATAGTTATTCTGTTGCTTAACACCGTTTATCGTTACGATTAGAGATTGCTCATTGGGTGCAGTCCAAGTAAGCGTATGAGTAGCAGACGTAGAACTAGTAACATCAACTCGCCTAATGTCAGACGATTTAAGTGTTGTTTGTCCTAAGTAGCTCATTACGTGATCTCCAGCACACTGCAAAATCCATTCAAGTCACCGTCTGCTGATGCAGTACATCGTATTAAATCTCCGGCACTTGCGGCGTTTGCATTCCTCAAGTTAATTGGTTTATCAAGAATCAGGGTAGAGTCTGCTGGTACAGGTAATGTCTTACCAACGTAGACAAAGCTACCAGAGCCAGCGCCATCCGTAGACACTTCAATATCAACATTTACTGAGTTTGTCCCATCAATGTTTGATATAAAAATGGAGTGTACCACCGCCGCATCCTGACCAATAGGTACTTGATATAATGTGATAGGTGCGCCAGTATTCTGTATGGCCGCTCCTGCGTTTGTAAAAGTATTTGCCATACTAGCCTCCTAATGCCAGTGCCATTGCCGCGCTGTTATCTACCAAATCTTCCCAATCAATACCGTAAGTTGCGCTTGCTCTTGCAGTTAAAACCTTACCATCAGCGCCGACAGGAACCCTAGTTTCCGTGGTGGAGAATCCAAGCAAGTCACCCTTTGTTGTTAAGTGGTTTGCAATCCTATCCGGCTCTACCTTAAATGAACTACTAGCGGCATCATATTTAAGGATATCATCGTCAGCAACACCTGTGGTGTCAACATTACTTAGATCACCAATATCAGCCGCCGCGATCCTTCCGTCTGCTCTACCGTCTGTATAATAAAGGTTTGTCTGTTCAGGTACGTCAGCGGTAGATACCTGATTGGTTCCTGTTCCAAAGTCTATAAGAGTGTCATCAATCCCATCAGACTTTATGGTTACCGCACCACTTGTAACATCAAAATGATTTGATGAAAAGGATGCAACACCCTTTGCTGATGTGGTAGCATTTTCTCCTGTTACTGTAAGAATTTGACCAGTGCCGGATGTCGTTATACCAGAGCTACCGGTTATCTTAAATGTTTGAGTATCGAGATCAACGCTAAGACCAGCCGTGTCTGAAGCATCCGTGTAGTCTAAATCATGGGCGGATACCTGAGCATCCACATAGGCTTTAATTGATTCTGAACTTGAAACCGTTGTGGCACTCGCCCCTGACATAGTGTCGCTATCAAGAACAGCAGTACCAGAAATCCCGGTATTAACAACCGGGCTTGTCAATGTTTTGTTTGTTAAAGTATCTGTGGTCGCTTTACCAACAAGAGTGTCAGTCGCATTTGGAAGTGATAGAGTTCTGTCTGCTGTTGGGTCTACTACATTTAATGTTGTTTCATGTGCGTCAGCAGTAGCACCTTCAAATATTACAGAAGCGCCGGTATCAAGATTAACTGATGTAGTAGCTGTAACAACCGTTCCTTCAAGAGCGGCAAATGTCCCGGCGGCGGCTGTGGTCCCACCGATTACAGTTCCGTCAATTGCGCCACCATCGACATCTACAGTCTTAGCAGTCTCAACACTAAAGGGTAAAGTGATAAATGTAGAGCCATCATATATCTTTGCTACATGATTTCCGGCACCGCCAGAAGTATCTATCCACAACAACCCTTCTGCTACTGAAATAGCGGGTTGGGCAGATGATGTGTGAATTGCGTTTACAGGTATATCAACAGAAGGAAAGGATTGCTTTACAGCCCTTTTAACTGTTCTAATCTGGTCATCACCTTGAGATACTGGATCGCTAGCTGTAGGATCAGTTATTGACAGTTCATCAATATAATTCGCATTGTCTATTGCCATTATGGATACCCGCTTGTATTCATAACCCTCATCTCAGAGCCTGAGTGACGGTCTTTGTTATCTTGTTCCTGAATGTCAGAAAGGGCTTGTTGGAATGCTGTAGCCCACAACTGAACTCTCTGGTCGTTCATAAGGAATGGTTCAGCCTCTAACAACGCACCATATAAATAAACGTCTGGGTTTTGCGTAAGCATCGTACTCGTAGTATTATCAATACTTAGAGCATCTACAGTCTTATAATAAAGCATAGACGTTGTATATACAGCATCTGGCGTGGGTCCGAAACTTACCTTTCCAGTAATTATGGTGTAGACATTTGGTTTAGCCTGATTACTCCCCGCCCACATCCTAAACATCATTTCAGGAGTTACATAAGCTAAAGGGGTTGTTGGAGATGTGGTCAAATGAAATTCCTTCATCTGGACGTATCCAGTTGGAAGATCATAATCCTTTACTCCGCCAGAAGTTGTAATACTTGTGCTTATTGTCTCCATCATCCGTATACGCAATATACGGTTAAACCTAGCTTCCGCTAAAGAAATAAACTCAGGTATCCTGTCGGTCAGGTCATCCCGATCTAACCAATTAGCTACCGCTGTTTGAAGCGTTGCGTAGGTATTAATAGCCATGCTATCTTGTCAGTTCAGAAACGTAGACAGTGCCACCAGTGCTTACCTGTAAGGCGGCAACCTTTTCACCCGGAGCAACCCGATATGTAGTTGGCCAATCCTTTTTATGGAATACGCCGTTGGTAGCTGTTGCTGTAGGTGCCTTATCAAATGTTAAATAAACATCTTGAGTAGCTACAATTGTAACCGCGTAAGTCTGTGCGCTAATAGCATTACTCGTAGCGGCAGATGAGCCACTAGAGGTAATGGTCTGCGTCACGCCAGCCGGTCGATAAAGATCAGATTCTAAATGCGCCATGTCCTATCCTCTATATATTTGTTGGTGATGTTTTAAAATATTTGTTATCTGGATCATTCAGATATTTAGCCAACAGCTTTTGATCTTTTTCAATAGCATTGTTGGTTTCCTTTTTCCATTGGTCCCATACATTCAAAGGTATAGATGCGACCCTATGAAACTCTCCTCTTTTGCCCGGCGTTAGTTTATCACCATAGTTATTGTACGCCGCTTTAGTATGATCTAAGATAGGCTGTGCATCTTGGTGAGTGGTGATGGTAAAAGTACCATCAGGTTCTACTATATGCTCTTCCCACCTATGAGGCATAATATCAAGTAATGTTCTCTTAGCCAACTAAATACCCCTTACCACCTATCTGCTGTCCGGGGTTATCGGCATAGGATCGTAAATGTTCCTCAGTTGTTTTAGGCTTTTGTTTTTTCGATTTTTTAATCGATGAACCCTTTGGTGTAAACGCCTTTTCTAACTTACTTTGCTCTCTCTGAACCATAGTGTTGTTACCCACTTTTCTCCTTCATGCGGTGGAAGACCCTGATGCAATGAGAGTTCATGCGGATTTAACTCCTCATCAACATTCTCAAACATAAGCAACCTTCCTGCTATCGACCCAACAATCATATTCAATGCTGGGAAAGCTGTGCCACCACCGACTGCATTGTTTAAATAAACGATACAAGTTAATATTCTTTGACCACCATTTATCTTCTGATGATCCTCGCTAAAAGCATCCCTATGAGGTTTATACTCTTGACCCTCTTGATAGTTCAATACATTCAAAGGCTCCGCATTAGTAAGCGGTAGATTAGCTATCTCAGAAAGTCTCTTACATAATTCCGGGAATTCTTCATGTCTTACAAATAAACCAGATGATGTCCTATCAACATCCTCAGAATCACCACCACCCTTTTGGGAAACCTTACTGCGCTCCAATTTACCTTTAGAGTAATCAACAATAGAGTTGCATTCTTCTGGAGACAGAACTCCATCTATTACAACTATTGTAGGGGTTTTTGTATATACGAACATAAAAGGTATGCGGGGAGACATATCCCCCCGCTACCAGATTACTTACGAGCAGTTAGCAAGGATGCCTGAAGAGGCCTCATTTTTAACTTTCAAGCCATACTCAGCAATCAACATCTGTTTGATGCTGTCGCCGGTTTTGGCAAGAGTTTCCGTACGGAAAGGTCGCAAATATGATACAGCAAAGAAATCGAAATCAATAAACCACATATCTTGTGGGCGTTGAAAACGATCAGCCATAATTTTGAAAGTGCCGAAATCACTAACGTATACATCAACAGCGGCCACAACATGAGCCGGTGCCGTTTTGTTAGCGTCAGTTCGTAACTCAGACACAGTTTGGGACAACCCAGAAATGGTTTGTTTCTGTGAAGAACCAACAAGAATCGTGTCGGGTGAGCCACCATTATCAAAACAATCTTTGATAACTGCTTTCATTTTAGCTTCAGTTATAGGACCAGTTGATGGTGCGTCTGTAGCCGCCGCTGTACCATTAGCATTAACAGGAGCCGCAGGAGCCGGAGTACCAGTACCAACAGTTTCATAGTTGGTTCCAATCCATGCGCCTAAGCCACCAGTTATACGAGCTACTGGAGCAACCGGGCTACCAGCAGGTGCGCCAGCACCCCTAGCAACATTTTCCATCAACATCTTTTCCATATCACGCTTCATTTCTTTAGCGCGTTTCGCCAACTGATAGGCTTGCGTAGATTTTCTTCCAGCAAAATCAACAGCTTCCGCAGTACCTGAGCTTTGAACAGCCTTCACACTAATCTGAGTGTAGTTGCCAACACGCGACGGCTCGGCAACAGCTAGTGAATCAGGATCATTACCTTCAACGCTTCTGTTATTAGCCTGAACCGCTAACGAGTCAGTCTGCCACTCAAAGTAAGTGTTGTCGCAAGAATCACGACCAGAACCACTCAAAAAGGGAGTATCAGTCGGAGAAATATTATAAATGATATTACTTAAATCCTCTCTGATGCCTACAGCACCATAGGTGATTCTAGTATTTGTGGGAACTGCCATTTACATTCTCCTATTCTAGATCAATAAAATCTTCAAACAAAGCAGACGCATCATTTACATGGCCGCTCTGTCTAAGACGCTTCATTTGTGCAGTACGTTTGGATTTATCGGTATTCCTAGAGGAAGTTCCGGTTCCGGCCCTAATAACTTTTGGTTTATTTTTCAGCTTCTTAGATTTTACATTAGACTTCTGTAATTGATCATATTTTTGAGCTTTCATTAAAACCAATAATGAACGATGGTCAACAAGAGAATTTAATTCTTCCGCAGTAAATCCTTGAGAAGATGCATAGGATCGTACGCTAGATGCAATTTCTTTTTGCTTATCTTCGTCACCCCACTCTGGCAGTTTTTCTACCAGCTTACCATACTCCTCTTGAACAATCTGCGATCTCATTTTTTGCGCTTCCTGCTCTTGCCTTTGCTGTGTATGATACTGCTCACGTTGCATAGCTTGAACTTTTTCCTGAGATTGCCTTAGTTCTTCTCTTTTTGTAACGTACTCTATCGGGTCGGTTTCCTTCAGGTTTTCCCAATCAACGTCAGAATATTGAGATATTCCTTCCGCTGAATTTGAAATTATACCTTGCAAGGCTTCCATGTAATGCTGACGCTCTTGCTGTATGGTCGCCATCTCAGAGTTATACTTCTGTTGAAGTGACTCTATTTCTTTGCGATCACTGGCAATTTCCTGCGTCTTACGAGTATAATCGGATTGTCGGCTATAGCCGCTAAGAAGTTCGTCGAGGGTAACTTCTTGCTCTTCACCATTTACGGTAACAGCGTAAAGTGCCTCTTCTTCTTCACCTTCCGTTTCTTCAGATTCTTCTTCCGCCTCTTCAGCTTCTTCTTCCTCTTCAGACTCCTCCTCAAATGATTCATCTTCCTCTACAGGTTGAGACTCTTCTTCTTCGGTAGGTTGTGCTTCCTCGGTTTCAGGCTTCTCCTCTTCGGGTTCCATCAATCCAAGTAATGCTTCTTGCGCCGCCCTAACACTTCCGGGTAGCTCTGGTAACGGCTCAGAAGCCGTTGGTTGCGGGGCTGTCTGCGTATCCGCCATAATTAAATTCCTCTATCAGATATATGGGTGTTGCTTCTCCATCATCTTGGCCATGTGTCCAGTTTCTAC